GTTAAATCACCAGCAGCAGGAGAACCCGCTATTGTGATTGCACTAGACTCCGAACTTACATGAACATCTTTAGCAGTTCCAGTTTGTGTATCACTTGTCACCACTGCTGTACCAAAAGCAGTATCTATTGCATCATCATTACTTAATGAAACACCTTGAAGACCCCACGCTACTGTTCCGCTTGTAGCAGCAGCATTAGTCCAATAGAATTGTGCAGTTATTGTTCCTTCATTCCATAGTCTAGGCATAGCGATTGTAAACTGTGCATGTTCATCACTTGAACTATCAAAACCTAATGCTCTTATGTCCGGTCTTCCGGTAGTAGCGGCAGCAGTTGTCGCTAATTCAGCACAACCAGCATTACTTCTTGGAGATATACCTTCTGCGGGAATCCATAAAGAATGTTTACCACCTTTTAGTAAAACAGTGCTTGCTCCATCACCGTCAATAAAATGAAGTTGATTATCAGCGTTAGTGAATAGTTGTCCTCTATCGGCTGTGTTGCTAGGGGCTGATATTTCATCTAAAGATATTGCACCTTCAACAGTTAATACTGCATTAGCGTCATTAGAGTTAGTTCCAATACCAACATTGTTATTACCAGCATCAACAAATAACATGTTAGCATTATCATTAGATTCAACTCTAAAATTTATGTCATTTGATTGGTCGTTAATAACAACTCCTTCGTTTCCACTTAGTTTGAGAATTTCAACATTGTCTGTTCCAGCACTACATACATTGAATATGAGCCTACCATCTTCTGTCCCTGCTGTTTCATCAATAGCATCGGAAAATATACTGCCGTAAATATGAGTAGCACCGCCATCGTCTTTTGCTTTGAATTTGATATGTCCAATATCTTGTGAAGCGGCTGCTGTTCCTGTTCTTTGAAAAATTAGTTCCGGCTCATTTGCATCAGTTCCAGTATTTTCAATTTTTATAGTAGGCGATGCTCCGGCTAAATCAGTTAAATGCAGCATAGTATCGGGGCTTGCTTCACCTATCCCAACATTACCTTCACCGGTGACTACAAAAATAGCAGTATCTCCCTCATCTCCATCGGAGTCATCATCACTATAAATCTCAAATTTTTCATCGGCTGTATTGTCTGCTAATACAAATCTAATATCAGCATCAGCAACTTTATTTTTAAACAAAGTTCTTGTTGCATTTCCCTCAATTGACATAGCCTCATTATAGCCCGAACTATCATAGCCAACACTTACATTGTTAGCAACTTTACCTGTCGTTAAATATTGAACTAGCATGTCATTAAAACCATCGCTAGTATAAGTTATAATTGCTATAATTGTATCGCCTTCTGTATAAGGAGGGACTTTATTTTGTGTTGAACTACCATGTTTTCTTATCTGTAATACGGGTGGTGAAGCACTATCAGCAACTAATAGATGAAAGGTATTAGCAGTTGCTTGAAAATCACTAGCAGTAAAGTTCTTTGCCGCCACTGATAGAAAAGCACCATCACGGAATATTTTACCAGCCGCTACTTGTAATACATTTCCACTGCTTGCTTGTGTAATGTCATAATCAGTTGCCGACCCTTTTACAGCATAGTTTCCTTTCATACCTAGACTCAATGTTTTGATTAATCCTGTATGGGGAAAATCAACTGCGTCTGTTATTTGGTCTATGGTTGTATCATCTTTTGTATTTGTCGCAAAATAATGCGGGTTTTCTTCACTAGCCATTTTACTCTATCTCCAAAAATATAAAAAATTCTAATGTGTCATTAGAAGAAAATGGGCCAATTCCCTCAAAGTTTTCTCTAAATAACATATTAGAACTTGAATCAAAAACACCAACTTCTCTTATAACCTGTCCTGTCATAGAAGCAGAACTACCGTTCATTGTTATTTTTACTTGCACAACATTAGCATCGGATTGTGTTGCTGATACAGAAGTTGCAGCAACTAGCGGAACATCTAAGTCGGTTTGAGAACCATAGGTTGAATTTCCACCAAGCCCAAGTTTACCATTATTTACTAGGCTAGTCAAGTGAGTAGCCAATAAATTTTGTAGTTTTTCAGTTATCAAAATTCTTCCTCCACTAATGTTGTGAATTCAACTACTCCTATGTTTAGTGTGTCGGTGTTTGTATTTAGCGTTTTTGAATCAGTAGTGTTAGTGCCTAAAGTGTATGAACCACTAGGTACAGATTTTTTTCTCGCTAGGAATTTTATTGGTTTGATGTCAATATTTTTCAAGAAGTCAAATGTAAATTCGCTATCATTAAATGAATTTTCTCTAACTTTATTATTTAGAGAATTACTAGCAATTGCTAATTCGGCAAATCTATCCTCTAGCCCTTTAGTATAACTACCCAATTCTAAGTCCATAGTGCCGCTTAAGTTATGTTGTATTTCTAAAACAATAAATTCACTTCTTGGGATATTTTCTTGTGGTATTTCCACAGTCACCACATCACCAACTCTAAGTTGTGATATGCCTTTATGCCCAACATTTATTTTTAATCCAAAAGATTCATCATTGTGTAATTTAAGAAGTTCAGTTGCTCTTTTATCAACATCGTTTTGGGTAATTAGTTCATTTTCAAAAACCTGTAATGTTTTTCTGCCTTTCTTTTTAATGCTATTCAATTCCTTTCTTATTGCTCTATGGTTTTTACCATAAACAATTATTTCATTATAGAAATCAAACATGCTCTTTTCTCGGCTATAAGCATAAATTTGCGTATCGCTATTTTGTGTTGTGAATAATATTTGAGGGTGAAAGTTAGAACTATCGCTATCTTCAATAGTAAATACTCCATTATCTTCAATTAAGATTTTATCTTTCTTATTCATTAGGAACTTAATTGCTGAAAATAAATCAACTCCTCTATAATTAGGAGCAACAAAATAAGGATAACTAGAAGATGTTAAATTAAATTCTATATCGTTTTCTTCTAATATTTCATTAATTAGTTTATCCGAGTCTTGCGCTACTGATACCACCGAGCCAATCAATGCTCTTTTACCAAAGTCAGTAGTTTCGCTATTTACTAATAAATCAATAGTTTCCGATACAGAAACTACTCCTAATAATTCTTTTTGTTCTTCTAATTCAATATCAAATTCTATTGTGTTGCCGCCATCATTAAAAGCAACATTAGTTAAGTTATTATTATCTCCATCGCTAAGATTCATTAGCAATTTACCTTCTGTCATTATATTGTTTCTTAGATTAACCGGACTTTCAACTACTAAATTACCATCACTACTTTGTCCATCGGGGTCAACAACAACATACATTGACAATACTGCTTCATTACTGCCTTCTTGTGTGTGATTACTCGGAGCATCTCTAAACATAAAATGATTTATTGGGTCTAAGTATGTTGAATCTTCATTGGGCTTCTTGGTATATTTAGAAGACAATTGATTTATTCGTATTTTTTTAGGGCTAAAATCATAAAAACAAGTATGGTTAGGTTGCATTATTCTAAAAGACTTGAACCTTCCATTATCCGTAGTCTTATCAGTAGCAGCATCGGGGAATGTTCCACTAACTGTAATTATGTGAGTTCTGTCTTGTCTAGTAGTGTCAATCTCATGTGAAATAACATGAAGAATATATTTAGGTGTGCCGTTATTCAAAGAGTATCTTTCCATGTTTACACTAGAACCCAATCCATGAGAGCCACCACTACTAGCGTTTTCATCAACTATTGTTTCGCCAGTTGTAGAACTGTCAACTAATGACCTAAATTCTTCGGAAACTAAATAGCAACCTGTTAAATCAACAAAACTTAACCAGTGAGGATTATCGGAACGAGGATAGGCATTATAACTTCCTCTAGTAATTTCACCGTGTAATATGTGAGAATCAGTAAATGCTAAAGTTGTTATTGTTGTTCCATTAGTTGCGTCATTTTGCCCCACCCTGTTTCTACTAACTCTAACACTTCCATCTGCGCCACTGCTTGTAGCATTGGCGGTCATTAGTATTTCGGGAGGACTAGTGCCGGATATTGTACCATAAATTCTTGTGAACTTAGGAACTTTAACGCTATCAACATATAAAGAAGGAAAAGAAGTACCGCTAATATTTTGTCCGCTTTCAACTTTAGAATCTGTATCTTCAAATTTAGCCTTTGTGCTTGCGCCAGTGTTAAAATTACCATTGACTGTATAACCAACATCAATTTTTAATGTGGGTTTAAATCCAGCAAATACGCCATCAGCGTCATTATCATAAGTTAAAGCATCTGCTCCTGTTGAAGTGTCGGTTGATTTTCTTTTACTAGAAAAACCAGCATGTTCAAAAGTATTGCTAGAAGTGATAGTTCCCGTTGTTGCTCCAAATCTAATTTCTTTTTCTTTTGTTCCATCAATATCAATACCCATAGTTGCCGCAATTTTAGTACCAGTCATTCCAACAACGGCTTCTGCCCCCCTTCCTCCTGTTATTTTATATCTTCCCAAAAAGATAGGAATGTGGTTTTGTAGCATTCTAAATTCATGTGATTGTTTTAAACTTGCAGAACTGGGCGAGCCGCTTAAATATACGCTGTTGCCCGATGACCCTATTGGAGAATTACTACCAGTTATTGTGGGATATGTTTGAGCATACGCCCCTAATATTGGGCTAATGTGTCCGGCACTTAGTAATTCACCAGCACTGTGAGAACCGGCTGTTATTTTTGCTGAAACAAATGAATAATATGCTCCATCGGGCAAACCAATTGGTAAAATCAAAGTATTATCTTCAAACAAATTATCAACTTGCCGTATAGCACTTATTCCTTTTGTCGTAGCAAATGTAGTATCTGTATAGGTTGAATTATCACCGCCATATCCACTATCCAAGTTGCCCCTGTTTGGGGGGTTGCTAGTAAGATAACTTCCCCCACTACTTGCTAACCCTCTCATTACTCCCATCTGTAATAGATTAATTACACCATCAACTTCAACAAGGCTATTTTCGGTGGCGAGTCCTTTAATATCTGCCGACCCTCCTGTATTAGACGAGGAAGCCTCATTGAATTTTTCAAAGTCTATTTTTCTCAAGGTCATAAATAGGCCGTTTGGGGTTGAACCGGCTCTAGTGGCTATTCTAGGAGAATAAAAATCTCCATCGGAACTAGTGTCTAAATCTGTTTTACAAGCATTTCTTCTTAGGTTAATAAGATTAGTTCCAACACTGTCAACAATACCAATAAATCTTCCTGCTCCGTCAAGTAATACATCATTTTGCACTAAGTTGTTAGCACTTGCAGCAGCACCCGTATCTGCTCTAACGGTATTAACTACTTTACCACTAACAGAACTAATACATAAATCGTTATTAGATGAGTCTTCAACACTGCTGAAACTCATATCCGAATAGCGAGGAAGCGTTCCTATGTTCCTATCTTGGCTAGGTGCGTTTTCGGGGTCAAATTGATTATACATGAAATCAACAACTACTTCAGTTAATCTCATAATACTAAACCTTCTAAGTTCATTTATTTTCTTTCCGTCATTTGCTGAAATAATATTATGAGTTTGGTAGGTATCATCTAGTGCGCTCAATGTAGTTGTTTTGCCTTCTATGGCTTCTTTTTCTTCGGAGAAACCAGTATCTCTTAGAGAATTTATTGTTAATAAAGAATAATTAGAAACTTCCCTAGTTTTATTTTTATTTAAAAGACTATCTTTTCTTGTTGAGGAATAAGGTAATAAATCGCTATTGCTAAACAAAAACATTCTAGCAATCTTAGGGTCTATCTGTTCTAGTTTATCTTTAAAGTGTAAAGTATTTCTCAAACTTGTGCTTTGGTCTGTATTAACAATATCTTGTGGATAAGGAGTAAATAAAATTGGTAAATATCCTCCTTTCTTATATCCTGTTTCGTGTCCAAAAGACCCATTCATTTTGCTTTCTTTGACTTTAGTATCGTAAAATTTATCTCCGATACTAGGTAAATATCCTCTTGATTCAATTAGCCTTTTATTATCAAACTCAAAGAATTTAGCATTTACACCGCTTGCACTAGCAGTAGCATTAACAGCGTTTGCCGATAAATCAACTAATCTAATCTCTCCTTCATCTCCACTATTATGTTCAACACCTATTCTATTACCAACAAAAGTATTATCCGGTATTCCCGAAGCAACTATCTTCTGCCCTAGTTTAAATACATCAAAGTGAAAGGTGTTTGCATCACCAGCAATAAAATCTTCAATTGTTATTTCAACATAAGGACTACCACTAAAAGTTTCAATTTGTCCTTGACCTATAATATTCATGCCGCAAATATCAGTTCCTACAATGTTATTTTGTAAAAAGCCATCAGTATAATATCCAGTATTAAATCTGTAAGCACTTGCATAGTATTTTATTTTACTTGCTGTTTCAGTATAAAAGAAGATTTCTTTAGACATAAAGTTTAGATGTTTGCTTTTATTGTAGTTGCCTCTTTCTAAATTTATTATCCTATAATTAGATGCTCCAAAATTTGATTGATATGTTCCGAACTCATCTAACTTATCTACCCCACCATTATTCAATGCCTTATTAGAAGCATTTGTCCCAGTATGATTTACCCTTCTATGAAAAGGCTGTTCACCGCCCATTCTATAATCTAAAACACTTGTTATATTATATGCGTTTGAAGACTGTAATACTGGGTGAACTAAAGATATATTTTTTGCACTGTGCAAATGTCCACCATTTAACAAATTAAGTTCATGTGTTAATTTAGAAGTTTCTCTAGTAGCGTCTTGATTATGGTGTCCATCTAATCTATCAACCACTGTTCCACTAGGTAAAACAAATGTCAAACTAACGCCAAAATTTGAATTAGAAGCATCAGCACTTATAGTAATTTGCGTTTCGCTATCAATAGAAACAACTGTTGTTCCGCTTGTTATTCCAGTGCCGGAAACTTTCATGCCGACATATATTTTTTTAGTTGAAGGTATATCGCTTATTATTTTATTTGAGTTCAACTTACAAGATAATTCAACAAGTCCTATTTCTCTATCAACATATATTCTTGAATGTGTTGATGGTAAAGAATATGCTATTGTAGCAGTAGCACTACTATCCCCACTACTACTTAGGGTTATTGAGAATGGCTCAGTTGTGTCGCTATTATCAATAGATGCTATTGTTCTACCATTAATATTGACATTTCCCGATAGCACCATTCCTTCGGAAAGCCCATTTGTGTCTGCTACGGTTGCTGCTGTATTACTACTAGACCAAGTTGTTTCATATTCCAATTCAACGCTTTTTTCAACTTGTATAATATTGGCTAAAAATTTACCATTTACATAAATAGGTTTGCCGTGAAGGTTTCTTGGTCTTCTAATATGATTAAATGCTGATAGTGCTTCATCACTATCAACATCAATGTATCTTCTAGCAGTGCTAAAGTCGTGAGAGGTTTTTCCTAGATTTGTTTTAGCAAAAGTCGTATCTTGCGTATTTGCATAGTTTATATCAACTCTCCCTAAAGTCAAAGGCATATATGGTGCAACTTTCAATATAGTTCCTTTATTTTCACCGGCTGATTTTGTATCAACAATTTCAAAATCTATCAGCGTATTTACTGTGTCAAATGTTTCAGCATTATTATTTTCGTCTTCAAGTATAGATTGAAAGTGAGAATCGCTTTTCATATTTTGAACATCGCTGATAAAATAACCAATAGCATTTTCATTTGAACTAGCACTACTACCAACCAAAGCATCTCCTTCTTCTCCTGTTGAACTTATCTTTACACCCGAATGAAAGAAAAGTCCTTTGTTAGAAGCACCGCTTAAAGATGTAGTTGAGTCAACAAATGTATTAGTTCCAAGTGCCTTATTTAACACATAATTTTTATTTGATTCTTTATATCCAGCAAGCGTAGTTCCTTCTGCTCTTGCATTATCAACAAGAGTAAAACTAGTGTCTGTTTTTCCCGATGATATTTCTCCAATATATCCCATCATTCCCGATGCGTATTTGAAGTGAACTTTATCTCCTGTTGCTAATGTAATACTGCTTGAAACAGTTAATGTTTTACTATTGAAAGCGGAAGTAAAATTAGCACTTACGCTCGCTAACTTATTATATGGACTTTGAGTTGAATAAATTATATCATTAGAAAATAAAGTATTTTTACTAATCACCGGAGAAATTAACTTTCTAGTATTGCTTCTCCCTGCTAATTTTATTTGGGTTAAACCTTTTTCTTTAAAGTTATCAATCCTTTCTATTTCACCTGTCATTTTTTCCGACATTATGAGATATTGTCCTCGCATATAATCTAACATTGTTCCTTGAGAATGATATGCCGCTTCATTAGTTGTTGCTCCATCGGAGTCAAAATACCCTTTATCCGAGAAAGATAATGTAATTAACTTTTTATTTACATCTATTGCACTAACACCAGCATATAAGAAACTAAATTCATTAGAAATCAATTTAACATATAATGAGTTTTGTCTGTTTGCTACTAATGGGAAATCAGTAAGTAGCGTCTTATCCTTTTTGTTATACGCCCGTCTTTCAATAACACTATCGTTTGCTAGTGTATAAGAACTAGTGCCGAATATTGATTCTGTTTCTAATCTATTTTCGCTTCTAAATGTAATGCTTTGAGTCTTTCCGCTTATAGAAGCGATGCTTTGCACAATGACTATTCTTGAGCCAACTCTAACCTCATCTCCTACATTTAGATAATCTCCTAAGTCGTGGTCTGTTGTAGTAGCATAAGTATTACCACTAGTATTAGAGGTTATTACAGCACCTATTGATTTAAACTCGTTAAAATCTCCACTAAACAATTGATGTCTAATTCTAAGTGGTTCATTATCTCCTATTTTCTTAGTAAGTATTCTATATTGGTCTGCTAGTTTTACTTCTGCTAATGTTCCCTTTGCTCCCATAGACTCATACAATATTTGGTCTAACACATTGTATGCTAAGTTCGCTTTATCTTTAGATAAAGAATATGATAAATAGCGATATGGCCCCGTATAATCTTGGTCGCCTGTTCCTGTTATAGAATCATTAGCATCTCGTCTAGCGTTAGTAAAACAAGCATCTCTTGAAAACGGAGTATAACTTAGTATTGTTTCTCCTTCATTACTTGTATGAGTAGCCGGATTATCTTGATTTTTTAGATTATCAATTAACCTTGTCCTTAGTGAATTTTTACCATAGTCAATAATAGTAGTTCCAAAATCCGGCATTGTTGAAAAGAAACTAGTTGCTGATAAAGCATCAGTAGCCCCGCTAATAAAATCTAATTCGCTGTAAAACAAACTATATTTTTTATTGTGGTCTAATTGATTTTTCTTATCTAAATTTTCATCAAAGAAATAAAACAATGGTCTTGCTAAAGAAACAGAAGGAGCGTTTGTGCTTTTTATTCCTAAACCAACTGCTACCTCGGTAATACTGTTTGAAATAGGAGTTGAAAATAATTTAAACTTAATATCTTTTGCTATTTCATTCCCGAGTTTTGGCCTAAATTCAAAAGAATCTCCGCTAACATCATCAGTAAATATTTCCGATACTTTAGCAAAGTGGTGTTTATTTTCATTATCCGAATGTATCATAACAAACAAATGGGTAGTATCTAAGTTAATGCTGTTTAATCTAACTCCTGTGCTAGTTAAATCATCAAAACACTTGATTCTATTTCCTTCTGTAATTCTAAGATTTCTATGTTCTAATCCTAAAACATAAGTAGCATTACTAGCGTCTGCGCTTGCTTTTTCTGTTAGTGCAAATTCGGTGCTAGAAATAATCCTCTCTATTCTAGCCTGTGTTCCTGCAAATCCTGTTCCGTTGACCGATTGACCGACATATAAATTATTAGTATTTCCACTAGATAGAGAAACAATATTACTATTCTGCGTAGCATTACAATTAGCCAGTGTGCTTCTCCCTACTGATGTTAATGTTATTGTTCCCGAACCTTCTTCTGCTACTACTACACCGAATGTATCAACCGATGTTGATGTTGTGCTAACGCAAAGTTCGGGATTTGTAGGAGTATCAAAAGCAGTTCTAGTAAATGTAAGAGTTCCAGTTGCACCCGAAGCAGTGGCTTCTTTACTCATAGTTATGTTAGTGTTTGTTGATATTGCGGTGACTATTGTATTACTTGCTAAATTAGTACCGCTAACTTTCATACCAATTAAAATATCCGAAGTATCACTAATAGGTAATGTTTCACTACCCGATGTAGCGGTAGTTGTTGATTTACTAACAGTGGTTGAAGGCTTGCTTAAAACAACTAATGTTGAAACTTCTGTCATTCGTCAACCTCCTCAAATCTAAAATAAAACAATGTATCGCTTAAATTAGGTAGTAGGTTGTGTATCAAAAATTTATTTTTTAGCATATTCACCATACTCATTTCGTGCATCTCTCCCATGAATTGTTTATTAGCGATAGCACTTTCTGTACCAGTTCCGTTATTACTAGAAGCACCAATGAAACAGTCTTCTTTCGCCATAGAAAAAGAACCACTGGCTGATAATATGGCTTTCTTAACTAATATTCCATTTAGATATATTCTAACTTCTTTGCCGACATCGTTGTAAGAACACGCTACATGAAATTGATTGTTAATGTATGAAGGGTCTTTGTATGAAGATATGAAAATCTTAGTGCTACTACTAATACTACTAGACGGAGTAGTGTTTAACACAATACTAACACCCGCATTTATACTAGCAATTGTTCCTAGTGAAGTAAAAGTAAAACCATCTCTTAGGAATACTTCTTGTCCAGCATGAAATTTTGCAGTTGAAGCAACTGGTACTGTAGTTCCGCTATTAGAACCATCAGTAGTTCCGCCCAAAACATGAGTAATTCTACCTTGACTATCAAATCCTTCTAGGGTATCGCTTGTATAAAACCAACCAAAACCAGTTGTTGCGTTAATTACTGTGTTATCTGTTGTAGTTGTATAATCCGTTCCATCTATTTTCAAAACTACTTTAATTTTATATTGTGCGGGTTGATTTTCGTTATGTGTTGTAGCATTAACTAAAGATATTGTGAAATTAGAATTAGAAAATATATTCATTTCATGCACCAATCTATTAGCAATCGGCATGTATTCATTACTTTGAGGGTCGGCACTAGCAGCATCACTAAACACTGCCGTAGGCATTACCTTCTGTGTTGCTGTTGTTGTTGGTCTTGCTGTTGCCGAGTATTGCCCGAAGCCATTTATGTCATAAGGTGTTAATATAGATTCAAAAGTAAAATTACCTGTATGTGCAAATAGACCGTATGCAATATTATCATCGGCTATTGATGTGGTCGGCACATTGTCGCTATAATCTATTCTTACATGACCGTTGCACATTACGGGGAAAACAAGACCTCTTTGTTTTCCAATAAGAATGTCATACATATTATCACCTATGGGAATATCACTGCTGTTTCAAATTCTAAACTAAAACCTAACTCAAATGTTTCTCCGCTTATATCGCAAGAGAAACTTCTAATGAATCCTGTTAATCCTGTATCTGTATCAGCATCGGGAAAAGAAGATATTTTTTCGGGAACTCCTGTGTTATCAAGTAAGTTGTTTCCTCCTCTTGAAGCAAAAGTAAAAGGAATCAAAGTTCCCGTATCTCTATTATTGACATTGACACCGGCTCTTTGGTTATATGAAGAATCAACAAATGATGGTATTAAAACTACTAATTCATTAAACGCTTGAAATCTAGCAAATCCTGTTGAGTCAACGCCCGAAGCAATCATTTGAGCAACTTCGTGGGCAGTAAAAGTTTCAGTTCTAGGCTCGGATTCTCCTACGAATTGTTTTTTAATTTCTTGGTCTAAAATAATGCCTTGAACTGACACCGTTTTTTGAGCCATTCCTAAATCTAAAGCAGCAGTAATGGATTCACCCGTAGCAACACCCGATAAAGGAATAGAAAACGCAGGGATTGTTTTACTTACTGATATGCTAACTGATGATGCTTTTAGTTCAATAACATTGGTAGTTAATTGGTCTGTTGAAGTATGATGTTGTAATTTTAAGTAAACATATCCCATAATATCACCTTACAAATCCACTTGAGGAGGTACTCCTATTGATTTTATTCGTTATCATATTACCAACTTGGTCTGCTATTCTTCTAAGTTCAGCATCGGAAGTGTCTTTAGCATTAATGGTGACATTAACATGATTATTGACTGTATTGCTTTTCATCATGTTTTTGCTTTGTGCATTACTATGAACTCTAGCACCGGCTGGTAAACTCACTAATTCAGGGCCACCTTCTCCGACAACAGCCATGCCTCCACTAGAAACACCGCCACTAGCAAAGAATGGTATGTCAAAATTCTTAATCAAAAATTTCATTCCTCCTATAATTGCCGCCCCAATTCCAACTATTAACATTACATAAAACCCCTTAGTCAAGGCTACATGCAGCATAACAAGTGCTAATTGTTTTACAAAATATAAAACACTAAAGAATATTAATGCTCTAAATAATATTTTATTTACGGTTTTTGAAAATTCAGCATTTTCTCCTCCTAAAAGCCCAGTAAAATATTTATATACGGTATCTAATGCAGAATAAACTATTCCCGAAGCAACCCCTACCAATCCATATAATGCAATTACCAACAATCCTAATCCTATTATTAATAAATTTTCAGCCAACTCTAAACCATACTCAATAAACATATACATATCTCCTGTTAATAGCGCAGTAATTAAGCCAAATATTAAAACTAAACTATCAAATATCTTTCCTATAACTAGTTTTACTAAATCCATAAAGAAAGGTAAATCATTCATTAAATCAAATGTATCAAAAGCCACCTTTGCTAATAACATAATTGCTCCCATAACTACCATAAAAATTATTAAAACTTTAAATAAATAACTAAATATTGGTTTTATGACTCCAAAAAAGGTAAGTAGCATTAACATAACCTTTATTCTTAGTTTTTGTAGTTTTTCATTTTTAATAATTGCGTCTTGGATTTTGGTAGTGGTTTGTTTAAGACCACTTGTTCTCATATATTCAAATAAGAAACTAACATCGTTAGCGGCTTTTATATAGGCTTTTTGTGCTTTTTGTGTTGCTTTTCCTAAGTCGCCACTAATGGTTTTTCTAAAGCCTCCATAATTAAGGTCATCTATCCGTTTTGAAATATCATCACTTATTTTCTCCCTACCCTTAGCAGTTCTCATATTTTTATCAAATATTGCTTGTTTACGAGCAACCATAAATTGTTTTTGTTGTTGCTTGCCCTTTTTAATTATTTCATCTAAGCCTTTTACCACCGCTTTATCTACCTTTACTCCTTGTAGTCTTGCTAAATTATAAGCATGTGTTCCTTTTACTGCTTCTTTTAATTCTTTATTATGTTTCCTTTCCATTGTATGTCCAATTAGATTTCCAAGTTTTCTTAATTTAATAGCCTTTTCAAGTGGTTCTTTTAGGCTTTCATATGCTTGGACACTATCTATAACTCTTTTTTGCTGCTCTCTTTCCGCTTTAATATTTGCTTGTGATGCTTGTTCTACTTGTCCTAAAATATCAATAAACGCCCTAAATTTATTTTGTAGTCGCCAAAGAGGACTACCGGAAACAAGTCTAGCAAAAATAGTCCATTTTTTACCCGCTTTACTTGTAGCATCGGACACTTCAATTAGTTTTTTAGTAAGTCCTTTAAATTGAACTCCCGCATCTAAACTGACTTTATTCAAATCGCTAAGATTACCAGCAAGTTTTTGAACTTCATCTTCGGCCACTATTATTCGCCTCTTTTTGTGCTTTCTCTATTTCTTCGTGTTTAACTTTTTCTATGGTAAAATGAACTCTTAACAAATCCATCACTAAACTTGACGGCATTTTGTATATTTCTAACGGACTTATAGATAGTGCCGAAGCCAATGTATAAGTCATAATCAAGAATACTGTTTCGGGCCTACTCTTTTTCCCTTTAACAGCATTCTCAATTATTCGTTTTTTTCCTCGTCCTCCTGTAAAACATTCATAGGATTAGGTAGTATTTCTTTTAATTGATTACCAACATAAGGACTTAACCTTAGCATATCAAGTGTTGAGAGGGAAGGTTCTGTTTTTGAAATAAAATTTTCAACCATATAGCGATACATAGCGTTAATATCAATATCAACATTCTGCGTTCTAGTGTCTATTTTCATAACACTATTCATGGCTTTTTCTGCTTCTAGCCATGTGGGTTCTTTTACCCACACTTTTAGATATTCTTCTTGTTCGGGTGCTACTTTAACATAGTGTAGCGTAGGCTCTTGTAGTGCAAATAGCACATTCTTATCT